GAGGAATACGATGATGTGTGCCCAGAATGGGGTGGCAAAGGCTGGGTAAGAGATAAGGAATCATTGAAGAAGAAAGGTGTGGCGGAAAGCGAAGACCACTTAGCAAGAATTCGCAAACTATCTGGCTTAGAAGAAGCAACTAAACTGCCAGCAAGTAGCCGTGAGTTTGGTGGCGATGAGTTCCAAGATTACATGAAACGTATTGTTGGTACTCCTGATACAGACAAAGCAGGTAATGTTAAGGTAGATAAAAAGGGTAATGAAAAATATGTATCTGGTAAAACAAAAACAGATAGATACAAAATGCCTTATATCCACCGTAGTAGTGTAGTTGAATACTTAGGTCCAGATGGTGCAACATATGATGAGGATGCAGTTAAGAAAACATTGTCACAACGCCCTAAATCATTACTAAAGCAAAACGAAAAGATGAAGCATAGTAACGGAGAGTTTGAACAATTCTTCAACGTTGGCTTTGCGGCATTGACTGGTATTGCACTAGACGAACAAACAAATAAACTAATCATTGTTAATACATGCCCGGGCGCAGGCTCATGTAAAATAGATTGTTTTGCTATGAAGGGCGGAAAAATTCAGTTTAAGAACGCATGGCAAAGTGACGGAAGAATATTAACATATCTATTGAATGATCCAGACGGGTTCTTCAATCAATTAAGTAGTGAGATTAGCAAAGAAGAACAAGCTGGTCAAAAGGGTGATAAGAAATTCCCTAAAGGTTGGCAAACTACTATTCGTTGGCATGATGCTGGTGACTTCTTCAGCCCAGAATATTTAGACTTGGCATTAAAGATGGCTGCAAAGCATCCTGATACTAAGTTCTATGCTTACACAAAGATGGCTGGTGCCGCATTAGGTCAGAAGCCACCTAACTTTATTATCAATTGGAGTGAAGGTGCTCATACATCACAAGAGAAACAAGTTAAGGCAAGTGATGCTAACTTAGATAAAACTAAGAATAGTCGTATTGTTCCAGATGACTTGTTCCAAGATTTATTAGTTAAGGACGAAAAGAAAAACTTAGTTAAGGGGTCAGAAGGCCAATGGCAAGTACAACCTGATAAGTTACCTGAACTAAAGAATCGTCTTGCAAAAGAGTATGGATTAAGTGCCAACTCTATATTAGACTATAATCAGTACATGGCTAAACGTAAATCAATACCAGCCGGTATGAAGTACAATGTTATCGTTGCACCCGGTGAAGGTGATATCAGTGCTAACGATCCTAACATCATTTCTACATTATTATTGAAACACTGATGCGTGATTTAATTCAGTTACTTGAGGATAAGTCAAAACCTCAAGATATAGAAATCATTCAGCTTAATTTTGAGCCAAAAGAACTAAGTCCGGTTTTGTCGGTAGACACTATAGACTTACACTATGGCAAGTTAGCACATGGCTATGCTGAAAGATATAACAAAGATATCGGAGATAAAGAATTTAACTATGCAGGTGCATTCTTACATAATACATTGTTCCCTCAGTTCCGTGAAGTAAGAAATAAAAACAATCCAAACGGCCCCATGATGGGCTTTATTAACAAACATTTTGGCTCATACGATAATATGAAGTCACAGTTTGAAACTGAAGCAATGAAGATACAAGGTAGTGGGTGGGTATATTTAGCAACTGATGGTAAAATTAAAACAATTAAGAACCATGAAGTACGCAATGATATATTGTTATTAGTTGATTGGTGGGAACATGCGTGGATATTAGACTACGGTGCTGATAAGAAAAAGTATTTGGCTGAACAGTGGAAGATTATCAACTGGAATGTGATTAACACACGCTGGGGTAAGAGTCTATGAACATAGATCAACTTAAAAGACTTGCAGGAGTTACCGACCATAGAGGAAAACCTACATCTTCTGTGCCTATAGACCGTAGCAAAATTACTGCTAAGCCTGGTACTGATGAGTGGTTCAAAGCAATGTTTCCCGTTAATGATTTGCAGATGCCAGTAGGGTTTAGGGGTCGCAAGAAATGAGAGCCAATGAATTTGCAGTAGATGAGGCTGCAACAGGACCAGCCTTCAAAGAAATTGCCGCGCATTTAAAATCACTAGGTTACAAACATATTGGTAGCGGAGCTGATGCAAGAGTATGGGCTAAAGATACTAGTCATGTGATTAAAATATTAATGCCAGATGATCCTAGTGGTCACGCTGAAAAAGTATTTAAAAAGTTTTACGAATTCTGTGAAAATCATCCTGAGATTTCTTGTTTACCTATATTTAATGAAATGAATACAATCGATATTGCCGGTGAGGATTACATACAAATTGACATGGAACATCTTCAGCCTATTAAAAAGAACAGTGTTGAAGAAGCAATGGTCTGGATATTAAGTGACTATGCTGTTACAGGTGAGACTTGGCAACAAATCTTACCTTCACTAACTGATCCTGAAACTTGGAAATTCTTCTCTAGCCCAATATCATCTAAAATGGCTAAACTTATAGATAATGCAATGACACAGCAAGGTGTTACTTTTTATAAGACGTATGCTACCTTGTTTAGTGTAATGAAACTATTATATCAATCGGGTAGAATAAACAAATTTGGTTGGGACTTGCACACCGAAAATGTCATGCAACGTAGTAATGGAGAATTAGTTATAGTTGACCCCTGGTTTGTTAATTCTAAAGGATCAATGTGAGAGCAAAAGAATTTATAACTGAAGGAACACTTAGTGTTGATGTGCCTAATGAGGAATGGCTAAACGATGCTATTGCGTATGCCAAGCAAAAAAGTCCTGATCGTAATGGTTTGCCCTACATGGGAAAGACAACTGCTACTGTCAGAAAAGTTGAAATTCCTGTTAACTTACTAAGACAAATACCCGGTATGCGAAACGAACAACAAAATGTGCGTCAAGGTGATCTTATTGCAATTATGAAAATAATGAAGGACACCGGCAAGCTACCATTACATTCACACTCTAGTGAAGAATACAAACCTTTTATCAATGTGGCCTATGATGGCAGTGCCTGGGTAAACGAAGGTAATCATCGTATCATGGCTGCACATAGATTAGGCTGGAAAGAATTACCAGTAGAAATTAGTTACTTTGACGGTGGTGAACGAATAAAGTCTGGCCCAATGTATCCACCCAAGATTGGTCTATAAATTAAACCTTAAGCAACTCATCCATAGTATATAGATTACGCATATAGGGTGAAACATCTTCTAGTACAGAACTAGCAAGATCACCCTTTCTTCTTGGGCCGTATTTTACTTCAAAGTCAACGTGATTGACTTTTTGAAACTCATCGACAATCTCTTTAACTGTCCATCCCACTCCGTGACCCAATGATTCAATTTGGTTACTAGGCTTTTCGATAGCCTGTGCTAATGAGTCACAAATTTCATTCACATGTACATAATCACGCACACATGTACCGTCATCACTAACGTCATAGTCATTACCGAAGATAGTAAACTCACCTGTTTCACGTGCTTTCATTAAGTTATACATTAATCCATCTGGATTTGTAGGTGGAACAACGGTAGTACCAATCACATTATAAAATCTAAAGATAGTATAATCTTTTTTATTGTGATGTGTGCAGTATTCTTTGACTACATCTTCTGCGGCACGTTTACTGATACCATAAGCACTTTCGCAACCAACTGCGGCACCCGTACTTGCAAATATAAAGTTTTTAGTCTTTACTTTGTTAATGACATTCATTGTGCCATTTAAGTTAGTGATATAATATTGAATGGGTATCTGTTCACTTTCACCTACATTAACTAATGCGGCTAAGTGAATGACTGCATCAAATTCTTCATCTAATGAAAATTGTCTATTGATATCTTGACGATAAAATCTATTCAATGCATATTGCGGGTCACGGATATCTAATCCATGAACTTCATATTTCATTGTATCCATTAACATCTTACTTAGATGACTGCCAATGTAACCTGAGTTACCTGTAATTAAAACTTTTTTCATAATCCTTCAAACAGACTTAATGCTGTTTCTTCCTCGACTGGTTTATATGTTGGGTCTTTGCTTAGGTAAGTGTCACTATCTGTGTAGCAGACATTTAAAAACTTATATTTGTTTGCGAGTACGCTTTCAAAGTCCTCACGTGCTAAATGTGTACGATTTAAATCCTTGATATAATCACTATACTTAACTGTATCATATGTATTAATCTTTGCGGCATTTGTGTTGCTACGCTTGCCTGCAAAATTATCTAAGAATGTAATCCAACCTTGAGCTACCTCATCATCTAATTGTTTCACATAGTCTAATACTGAAGATAATTGATTTGTGCCATACAATGTTTTAATCATGTCGGCTGCTGAACCAATTGAAACTTGATGATAGTATTCTCGCTCAAAGTTGTCTGACCAATCTTGATTATCAAGCACAACACAAGGCATATGACCAAGACATTCTAAAAATGCAAATGGATAGTTTTCACGAAGGCTGGGCATAAAGAATACATTAGCACCACGAACAAAATCTACTTTCTCTTGTCCAGTAATACCGGCTTTGATTTCATAATCAGTAATACCTGCGTCACTGCATGCCTTCTCAACCTTTTTTGCACCGTTACTATTTGTCATTACCGTACATGGTAATTTACATTCTTTCATTACACGAATATATGCTTCAGGGTTCTTACCTTCTTCCCATCGTCCAATGAATAGTACACCCTTCTTAGATCCATTGTATCGTTCTAATAGACCACGTTCACTCATTGGCATACGCAATAACTGACAGTTAGTTGCACCAAACTTAGTTAGTTCGTCAATGTTCTTTTGACTTTGTGTGCCTATAATGATATCAGTAAACTCCATATGTTTGTTATAGAAATTGTGATAGCTGTCTAAAAATACATCACTACCTTGACTTTCACGAAAAATCATACTGTGCAAATGAGTATAGAATACAACAGGTATATACTTGTTAACCGTCATGGCATAACTAGCAGTCATTGCCTCTTGTGTATTACACACAATCATGTCGTATACATTTGTTTCAAATGCTTTTAATATTGCTTTACGGAAGTTGATAATCTTTTCAAAGTTGATAGTATCGCTAAATGCAAACGTAGCAGTATGGTCACTGTATCGTAGTGGTTCATCAGGGTAAACAATGTTAGCACCTAGACTAATAATTAAATCACTGAATAAATTAGTAGGTGCTTTGTCTAATATAATATCAACCTTCCACCCGATACGACCACACATCTCAGTAAAGCCTTTAGCAAAACTACCTATACCACCATGCGGTATAAAATGTTGGTCACTAATCAAAAAAGCAATTCGTTTATCGTATAATTTCATTTTGTTTCATCTACGGTGGGGACATACTTCCATTCAGTCCATTCTATTTTTCTAATGAATCCACCTGTTTTAGGATCTGTGCCACTATAGTCTGTTACTTCATGTTGAGTTCTATATTGTAACACTTGTTCAGGTCCATCCCAACCGTTTCGGACAAGATATCTTAATTCATACATATATTTACCTTTTTAGTTTCCATATAATATGGGTATTCTTATCGTGCCATCTATACTCAAAGACAGGTGTGCCCGGTCCAGTAATCATCCTAGTCATCCTATACCCATACTTTAACCAAATACGCTTACCTGATATGTCACAAGTTTGGGGTAGCCAAGTAAACTTAAGTTCAGTACCTATCAATTTGTCATAAAAGTAATCATATGATTGGACTTGATCTAATGGCATATTATTCCTTACCCCATTTGATTCTCAACCAAATGCGTTCGTGAATGTAATAGTCTATACTTAATAATATATGTAATGCAGTAGCAAAGCCGGCTGAGTTACCTAGATTACCTGTAAACAGATAAGTCCAAAAGATTGTGAATAACCATGCTGTCAATCTATAGGTAAGCATCCTTACCACTGTGCGTTTTTTTGTTTCTGTCATTATGTCCCCCATTCATTTTTAAATAGAGGCACCTGTAATCTATCACTATAGCGATAGCCACGATTCATTGCTTCAATAGCAACATTTCTAGCATTTAAATTATAGATACTTTCTACACCACCGCATGGCATGAAGTATATTGGACCTCTGAATCCAGCTGTACGAAATTCTTTAACTGCTTTATCTGCCTCAATCGCATCTTCTTTAGTAGCAATAACAAATTTAAGATATACAAAGCCAACACTTTCATATTGACGAACAACTTGTGGACATATTGCTTCTTCCCACTTCTCACCGCTGATACTAAGTTTAGGACTCACACTGAATGTAAGTGCGTTATTTTCACGGCTGATCTTCCATTGATGAAGATAGTTAGTAAGGTCTTTACTTAGTTCTTGTGTGCCATTAGTTTCAAATGTAATCTCTTTCAATGCTCTCATTTTCTCGTTTGAAAGTAAGTCTGGATACGCTCTTTGCCATCCAAGCAAAGGTTCACCACCTGTAATAACAAGATGTTCATCCATCCAACGCTTGTGAGGAAGTATATCCATAATACTGTCAGCAATAGAATCGGTAGAGATAACAGGACTAAGATGTTTAAAGCGAGGGTCCCAAGATGCGTAACTATCACATCCAGTACTGACAAGTGGTAAGGATTTATAATCTGTATAATCTTCTGCTTTAATTGCGATAACATCTCTCTCATTACTCATTTCTCCCTTAGGCATACCGAAGCCACCGCATGTAAAATTGCATCCATATGTTCTTAGGAAAATACTTGGCACTCCCATATAGCGACCTTCTCCCTGGATACTGTAAAATAATTCTGATACTTTTAAATGACTCATTTTTTATATACACTTATATTGTAGTTTTCTAGAATGACTTCGCCCCAAGTTCCGCCACCTTGTTTAGCCAGATGATTAACTTGTTTTGCACAATCTCTAATTAATAATTCAGCAAAATGCTCATACCGTTTTTCGTCTAGTAAGTCATCTCGTTGAGCGGCCTGTTCCCATAGTTCTGTAATTTTTTTGTTCATATTTTACCAATGACGTAATGTATTTGCTATGATGAAACAACATGTTATCACATGTAGTATAATCCAGAAAGTTTTTAGGAACAATGCAATTCTTGCTTCTCGTAAAGTAAGAATAGGTACATCGGGTCTATCATCATCAGTGTTACCCATTAAATGACCAGTTGCTCTAGCCCATATTTTTTCTAAACTATTCATTTTTTTCCTCAATAGAATAAAACCAATCATCTCCTGCACTCCACTTGCGAGTACCATCTACTGTAAATATGGTCTGTGCGGCTTTAAAGTCTGGAAATTTCACTGTACCTGAAATCAAACTTTGGTCGTACCACAAACATCGATTATTGGGTTGACAAGCAAACTGTCCATTTTCTAATCTAATAAAATTAAACGACTTGTGTTCTTCTGCTACTTCAGTAAAACCTGTATCTACATCCATTCCATCAGCACAAAAATCTACTGTAAATAAATAAGTTCCGTGATGCCATTCTTTATCTTTGCCCAAGAACTTAACACCTAGATTACGTAAACCTATTTTTTCAATGATAGTAAAGCGATAACCCATGCAGTCCCAGAGTTGTAAAGTATCTATAGGTAGATTGCCTGTGTAGTTGTCTTGCCATACATAGGCATGAATGGGCAGTTTATCGTAGAGTGCTCCGTAATTGGGTAATAATGATTCAATACGAAACACTTGTCCACGTAATGCTTTAAGACTTACCCATATGGCAGGTTCTAATTCTCCGTGACCTTTTTCAAAGTTGTAAAGAAATTCACGTTTTATCCAACACTTAATAGGAGGTAATGATCCTACAATATAACTCATTTTGCCATCTCTCCTAAAATCTTATAACCTCGACCAGTTGGATGTACTCCGTCAGCACTCATATGATTCTTTGGCCTAGGCAATACTGTATCACCATATTCTTTAGCAATGCGAATAATTGCATCGTGTGGAATAGGTTTACGGTCTTGACCTGGATCGATCCAAAACACACGCTGGCCCTTAACTGCTTCTCGCATTTTACGTAACTCAAGCTCAGTCTTAACACCCTTGTGGTCGTTGGCTCCAAGACTAATGATTATAGTTTGAGCAGGTTGAGCAGAGGCTTTGGCTAAGTAATCCTTGTTCCATTGCCAACTGTTCCAGCCGCCTTTTGAATAACTTACACACTCTGGACGAGCCATAGCTGTACCAACTGCAATGCTATCACCTATAATTATACAGTCTAACATTTTAATATTTCCCTGATGCTAATACGATTTGACAAATATGTTCTAATCGTTCAATATGTTCAAAAGCCCTCCATGGGCTAGTATCTATAGCGACCACACCGTGACCTTTGATACCTACAATGTCATAAGCAATAGTACCATTCTTATCTAGTCCCAAATTTTCATGACAGCGGTCTGCAAGTTCCTGGCTAATAGGAGGCACATCACCCACATTGGGTGCCACGCTAGTATAGCGACTGAGTTCAGGAAAGTCATTAGCCAGACTACTCAACTCAATGCCGCGGTGCATAGCGGCAACACAGTATGTGGGATGTAAATGTACTACTACTCTAACATCATTATTGTGCTGTCCCATTTTTCGCTGTAGTCCGAGGTGTAGTGGTAGCTCACCTGACGGTTTAAGATTAGCACTGATATCAGTGTATGGTTGCTCTTCCCATAACATACTACCAACAATACGAATCTTCTTAAACTGATCCGGTTGCATTGTCTGCTTACGCACACCACTGGGTGTGATGTAAAAATGATCCCGATCATGATGACGAATACTTACATTGCCATCACGACTGGTAATCCAGTTGCGTTTATATGCTTCAACTAATGTATCGCAAATTGTTTCTAACATTATTCAAACTCTCTATCTTCCCTATGACCACTACGTCCTGCCATGTTACTATCAGTCTCGCGGACTTCTACTCTACAGCACCATACACGTTTAGCTTCTTCACTACCGCAGTTAGGCAAAAAAATTGTGTTAATGTATTCATATAAAAAGTCAGAAATACCTTCACACCCAGTACGTTCTACTTCTGTAATTTTAGCTAGCTTTAAACGACCTAGTTCTAATAGATGTTCACGCATTGGGTCATCTTGTGCAACTAGTAATGTATGGTCAAACCATTCTTCTAGTTTATCTTTGAGAGGTCGTAATCCACCGAAGTCAGTTACCCAGTTACGTGCGTCTAACGTATCAGCCTCAAACTCAAAGTGAAAACTCATAGCATAGCCATGAATTAAGTTACAATGACTGTCAGCACGCCATTGACGATAAGCGACAGGACCTATTTGTCTGTATGTCTTTGTTGAAAAGAATTTTTTGTTTGCCATGAATTTCTCCTATGTTGATTATAGCATAGGCAGCAGAATTTGTAAAGCGGGATGATGTCCAAAGACCGCTATAGTTATTTATTAAGAACGTTAATAATCTGGGCATCAGCTACCCGTTTTCGTAAACTACTACTGCTGAAACTGTGGTCACGACCATTGAATACAATTTCAATGCCACGCTCACTACCTTCATATCTTCCGGTAAAGTCTTTATCTGCATACTCTACACCCAAAATGCGAACATCTAGTGGTAGAATAAGTAACAAGTCAATAAGGTCCTGTTCAGTTTGATAAACAACAACTTCATCGACATAGCGGCAAGCCGCAAGTTGAATCTGTCGTTCTACGATACTTTGAATGGGTTTATTCTTTGTTTCAGGTCGATCAATCGTGGGGTCAGTTTGTAATCCACAAATAAGATAATCACAATGATTTTTTGCTTCACTTAACATAGCAATATGACCTGCGTGAAGTAGGTCGAATGTACTAAAAGTAATACCTATCTTCTTTCCATCTTGTTTGAGTTTTTTAATGTGATTGAAAATCATTTTGAAAGAGTTCTCCACATCTTAGTTTGTTCATGTTCTTTTAAGAATTCGTCTTCCCCTGCAAATGTAGGGCTGTCAGCCATAATCTCATCTAACAACCACTTGATACGATGTAAATCTTTTTTGATTTCAAACTGATTGTAACCATCATTGTAATTACTATGTAATTCTACACCACTCATATAGATTTGATGATGTACTGCATTGTAGTCCATTTGTTTACGAAATCCCATTATTCAACTCCCATAACTCAAGAGCCTTTGCAGGGTATATTTGTACAGAACCTTTTTCTGTATGACTCTCAACTGCATATCCTTCAGGCGTTAACTCAGTTGAGTATGTACCAACTACTTTTCCATGCCATTGTGAACCAGACACTTTTTTAACCATGTCACCTAATTTAAATTTCATCATACAACTCTCCCTAATCCTAACCAAATTAATTGGTCTAGTTCTTGCTGATAGTCTTGTCCAAGTCTACGTTTTTCGTAAATCGACTGTAGTACTTCCTTGCCGTCATCGTAGTCCATAACACCTGAGCCACGGTTTTCCAATTCTTCAACTAATTCGTCAGTATCAAAATCGCTCAGATCAATATCAACTTCTACTTCTTTATATATCAGTGCCATTATTGCTCCCTACAAGTACAGTTACGACCTTGATTGCAGTCTCCGTTACATCTACTAGCATTTGGCATCGTAGCAATCATTATAACAATAGCTATTATTACTGCTATTGTAACTAATATTGTAATAATCATTTGCAACCTTTGTTAGCAATCTGTAAAAACTCTTGTCTTGCCGCAGGATCTGATTTGAAACCGCCACCTAAACGACAAGTAACAGTACTAGATCCCGTATCTTCTACACCACGTGATTTTACACAATAGTGTTGTGCATCAATCATAACTGCAACATCTTCTGTTTCAAGGATGAACTGTAAGGTGTGAAAAATTTGCTCTGTTAACCTCTCTTGGATTTGAGGCCTTTTGCTAAAATATTCTACGATACGGTTTATCTTACTAAGCCCTAGAACTTTTTGTTTAGGGACATAAGCTACAGTAGCTAGTCCATCGATGACTACAAAATGATGTTCGCAGTTAGATTGAACGTTAACATTACGCTCTACAACCATTTCGTTGTATTGCATCTTGTTGTCAACTGTTGTACATTTAGGGAATGCGTCATAGTCAAGTCCCCAAAAGATTTCGTTGACATACATCTTGGCAACACGCTTAGGGGTTTCAATCAAACTATCGTCTGTTAAGTCAAGACCCAAGATACGCATAATGTGTGTAAAATGCGCTTCAATATGATCTATCTTTTCTTTACGGTCATAGTTGTTTGGATTAGTGGGAGTTTCAACACCCATCTTAACTAGATGTTCGTGTACTCGTTGACCCAACTCTGGATCTGTTTTTGTTTTATTATAACTCATAGATAACCTTCCTTTGTGATGGTTTTTGTTTTGAAATTTTGTAACCTTTGTGTTACATCTTTATTTATCTTAGTGTGTGTTTGTTTAAGAAAAAGGCCATGCCGCATTTGGGTCTAATGGTGGACGTTCTTTTAATTCTACGTTCTCAGTGATTATATCACCGTTGTCACTAGCATAGTCAACACTAAAGGGCGCCAAGACTATGACATAATCATCTTCAGTTTGCCAATCATGTTCACCGTCAAACAACCAAGCCGCGCCACCATCATAGTATGATTCTTTAATTTCTTGTTGTTCCAATTCTGTGATATCGTCTGAAAATTCCCAGTCAATACTGATAGAATCTTCAAACTCACATCCCCAACCTGCATCTGTTTTGCAATGTGCAGAGTTAGAACCTTTCCAAGGCAGGTTGCAATCAAGGTCTTCTTCAATAAAACCCTGACCCCAACGATATAATTCTTCCATATTAAACCAACTGAAAGATCCGTCACTATTCTCACGGTACATTTCTACCCGCCAGCTAATACTTTTCTTCTCTAGTGGTTTAATACAGTAGACATTAGCCATTATTAATCCTTAGAATGTTTTTTATTGGAGCCCCTTGAATGTGCGGCCTCTTTATATATTGCTACCCAACTACGTATAAATTCACCTCGCTGATGATTATCTAAAATAGTTGCCGCTCTGCATTTTATCTCTTTTGGCAATTTAATTGCCCTGCTATCATAGCCTCTGCAGGTCATATTAAGCCTTTACCTTTGCTTCAGCACGTGCGGCTTTTTCTGCTGTAATTTCGTTACGGCGAGCCTTAACTGCTTTAGCTAGTTCTGCTAATGCTTTGCGGGCACGTGTACCTGCGGCTGCATTGCCTTTGTTAAACTTATCGTTTTCAGCGTTGTATGCTGCCAAACTTGTTTCGATATCATTTTGTGCGCTCATGTTTTCTCCTATTTGAAATGAACTTATTCTGTATCACCAGAACCTACTACATTACCATCTTCATCTGATAATTCTAACGGACCTTGCAAGATATAATCTGTATCATCGCAACTCCAACCTAATTCTTCCATGCCTTCAAAATAATTTTCATCCCAAGCATTTTGAATTTCTTCTTGTTCTTCTTCACTCATGTCATCGGGGAATTCCCAATCAGCCCAACAACCGTCATCGAGGCTATCAAGCTCCCACTCATACTCATCTTGACCAATTTCATAACCATCATCATTAGTTAGGTCAATATCAGGTTTCTCATCACTTTCACAGTAAAATGTGCCCCAACGGTAACCTTCTTCACGGATGATTTCTTTACCATCTTTGTACCAATGCTGTCTTTCATATGCACTCTTTTTGTGCAGTGTTTTTAATATCCATGTTGCCATGATTATTTCCTATCACCAAATAGTTGTAAGAGGTTAATAAACAAATTAATGAAGTCCATGTACAATGTTAATGCACCGCGTACTTCTGCACTATCACTGGTTTCTAGACTTAATTCGTCACGAATCGTTTGTGTGTCGTAAGCAGTCAATCCTAAAAAGATAATGATAGCCAACGCACTGATAACCATTTGCATTACGGTACTGCCGATAAAGATATTGACAATGCTGGCAATAACTATTGCAATCAATCCAACAAACATAAACTTGCCAAGACTGTCTAAACTTTGTTTAGTAAAATAACCATAGCCACTCATAACGCCAAACAATATGGCTGCTCCCATAAATGAGCTTACAATACTACCCATGTTGAATACAGCAAAGATTGTAGCAAAACTTAATCCCATTAGTGCGGCAAATCCATGTAAACATAGTTGTGCTACGCCCTTACTAGGGTTGTTACCTAGGACCATAGCAACACCAAATATTGCCGCTAATGGGGCAAAGATCACAATCCATTTCAATACACCTGTAAAAAAGAATTGTAGTAACTCTGGACTAGAGCCTACAAAATAGCTAACTAACATTGATACAATGACAGCTAGACTCATGTGACCATAAACACGGCCCATTGCTGAGTTAATTTCGCTAGCAGAACGGTAATTTACATTATCTGTATAAGTTGTTTCAAACATAATTTTCTCCTTTTAGTATTTATTTTCTCTAGTATGTTTGCGATAATCTTTGTCCATACGCAACCATTGTTGTCCCTTACCTTCTAAGATATCACAGATTCTATCAATAGTACCATCAGTCCAATCACTAATCTTTCCTTGATTTATATGTGGCTGATGTAACATATTATACAACTTTATTGCCGCATCTTCAACTGACCAGGGCGCATACATTCTTGTATAGTCGTTTGCAAACGTTTCTGGAAAACTGCGATATGCTGGATACAACACATTACAACCCAAACTATCTGCTTCACTAACTGTATTACTTACCCAATCTTGTAATGCACAATTAAACAATACTCTGGTATCATTTAATAATTCATAATATGCATTCTTGTCCAAGTCTTCATAAACTGTCAACAATCCACGACCTTGAAAGTCGTGTGTGCGTTTCATATAACTATCGTTATTGCTTTTTAATTTGCTACCACTGAATACACAAAATTCTACACCACGATATATACCGTGACGATCCTTCTCACCATACCGATTAAAGAATTCTTCAATCACATCCATGTAGAAGTCAGGTTGTTTCTCTTGGTCCCATCTTGCACTAAAAGCAATACGCATTTTACGTTCATCAAAGGGTTTAATATTATTATTAATACGACTACGAACTTCATCTTTACCAAATGCTAGACCTGATATATTATAGATAGGAGCTTTCCAACCCGCAATCTTCATGTGCATTACCATTTCTTCGTTACTAGCAAGCACACCATCAACAAACGAATCAACCATCTTCTCATAGTGACCCATGAATTCACTCATACCCCAGACATGAACAAAGTCATCTGGGTCAATACTTTGTGCTAAACAGCGAACAAAAATCTTAGGACGACTTGTGATCGGAATCTGTTTCATAATGTATGGCAATGACTCAATGCCCGGCTGAAACATATCTTCAAAGTATACGATATCACCTGCACCTACTTCACCTTGCTTCATCATCTTAACTAGATTCATAAGTTGACTCATACCAAAGTATGTACGACCATGTGCATCTAGTACTTGACCAGTTACAATAGCTTGGTCATTAGTTAGTGTTTCACCGGGTACAATGACATAGTTAATACCACGTTGTTTAAAGACCCGTTCATTCCACTCTTGTAACTGTAGAGTGTAACGTGCTTTGTAGGGTTCTAGTCCCATATAATATAATGTTTTCATTTATTCTCCGTATGTCTCTTTAATAAGTTTAAGTGCAATATTATAATCAGATTGGTTGATTGCTTCAATATGATTCAATCTCCAATAATTCTCTACATCTTTTGCGTTTTCTGAGAGTGTTAGCATTAATTTTTTACCATGTTCTTGTAAATCAAACCACATATTGTGAACTTCATTTGCTAAGTTGTATTCATTTGATATCTCAAAAAAATCAGTTATAGTACGATACGTGTCCACATCTAATTCTCTATTAGTATATAATTTATCAATATTTGAAGTAATTATATCATTAGTTGAGGTATCATGCAACTTATTACGGTAATTGTGATCCGAAATGCCAAGCAAATACAGATTTTTTATATCTTCTACTGTAAGGTAGGGCTGATTGATTCGTAGTTTTAATAATCCATTCAATGATGGATTAAACTTTAAATAATGGGTGAAACTTAATTCAGGGGAAGGAACCAATATTAAAATTTTTCTAGGACTTTCTAATGTTAGGCAGTCTTCAATGTGATGAGTTCCAAATACCAAATCCTTTATAAAAGGTCGTTCCCTATAAAAATATTCATTTTTTAACCATACAAATGGCGATCTGTTGGTAGCGTAAACACCCTTCATAAATTCTAACTTACCTTTAAAAGGAAGTTTAAATTCAGATGACATTAATGTTAACCATCTGACATGATTCATTAAACCACCGCACGGGGCACAGATAGCACGATTCATTTGCGTTCTATATCTTCTTCTTCGCACATAGTACCATATTGAACTTCAATAATTCTACATGGGACATCAAACGGATTGTATAGCCTATGCCAATCATTCATAGGAATAACTATTTGACTTAGTGTATCTAATTCTAGAGTAGGTAGTTGATAGCCATTAGGCATTCTTTGTTCTACTGCACATCTTCCCTCTGATACATGCCAGTATTCTGCTCTATGTTTGTGTCGTTGTAAACTCAAACTCTTTCCAGATTCTACTGTTAGTTCTTTTACTTTAGTCCCGGGCACATCATGTAGTATACGATAATAACCCCATTGCCGCAATGTTTTAGGTTGTTTCCATTCACGTAGTATCCATGAACTACTGTTCATTTTATTCTCGCCACCTACACCAAAAACAAATTCTACATCATCAAAGATCATTTCTGGAATGTTGGCTGATGTTCTATCCCCTCCATTAGCAAAGATGATTTCAGAATCAGGATACATCATCTTTACATTATTGATAGCTTCAATACTAGAACCATCATCATCATTAAAGATAACACAATGATCTACCATTTTTAAATTTTCAATTATTGACATACGCTCAATGCTAGGCATAAAAGGTTGGCCCTTTTTACGAGCCAACCATGCATCACTGTTTACCCCGACAACTAACTTGTCACCGAGTTGTTTTGCGGCTTTGAAATATTCAATATGACCGCTGTGTAATGGATCAAATCCACCAGTTACTAATACTATCTTCATGGACGTGAGTGTTCTGTCCATTGATTTTTTGCAGGCTTACCTGTCATGCATTTTGCAAACTGACGAAACACATAACTGCGTTGGTCATAGAGGTCTGCCTCATTATACTTATATCCATACTCTTGACAGAATTCAAGATACTTTTCCAAGTCCTCAAATATTTGATGAACACGTGGGTTAGTTTGAAATGTTGGTTTTGCCATTTTGATAATCCTTTAAATAGCGGTTGAAAGATAAGGTCTAATTGTGTTGTAATAAATCGTAGCACCGTTCTCACCATCTTCACTGACGGTAATCTCAATGTTACGATCGGGATAGCGAGTAGCAATAACTTCATAGAGGTCATCACTAATCATTTCACAACTCTTGTAATTCAATTCAAGTGTACCGCCTTTATAGAGATTCTCTAACCAGCGTTTAAATTGAATGAATTCAATATCCCTGTCGTTGTGAAATACTTCAATCGCCACGTTAAAGTGAAAGATGTGACGATGTGGAGTTCCTAAAAAGCGAACATCATATTCATCACCCGTTGCGAGTGCTGGATCTGTTGCCGCCGCCGGGTACATATGAATACCCTCTTTTTGAAATGTTACGAAAATCATACGCTTTGCATGATGCTTAATGCGTACTCGTTTTTCTGTTTCTGCTTGAATATGTTGTTCCATGTTATTTCCAATAAGGGCCCCAAGCCCAACTTATTAATGACCATCGTGTACCAAAAGTAATGGGTTTTACTTCATGTGAAAAAATGCTAGGAAACACAGTGACGCTACCTTTAGACTTAGCACCCATGTCTCTACCTAACACTAATAGCTCACCACCAGTATATTCTGATTTGTCAGTCAATTGTACACTCATTGTTATCTTTCTGTCTATGTCTTTGGTCAAACTGTAGTAATTATCTACGTGTTTACCAAAGAAATCTTTAGAAGTATACTTTTTAACTTCATATGGTTCAACGAAATCAATATCAAATCCCAATTGATTAATTGATTGTTGCCATATTGGTTGCAACAATTGATGAACTTCATGTTCTAACTGAAGTAGACATGAATGAAAACTAATACCAAATACATGTGGATATTTGTTTACTCCTTTTGCTACTCTATCAGTTGCAAAATTAATAATACTATCACACATATCCGGGCTAATTGCGTTATCAATAACAATAACTCGTTTATTAATATCCCACTCTACCTCTGGTTTTAGTATATTGGGAATTAATTTAATATCATCGGTCATCGTTCAAATCTACAGTTTCATGGTCATGATCCCATTGAGCCCGATTCATTGCACGTAATTCAGTGAAATACTTTTCCTTAGCCTCTCTCAACTTTTTAATTTTTTCAGGATCACCATTTGATTTTTCTAATTGAAAAAGTTGATTTTCTACTAATCTATGTGATTCTTCTAATGTTTTAATACGGCTTTTATATGGCATATTATTCTCCTAGTACTTTGAAAATTTCATCATCACTGTCCTCAATGACTTCATCAACTTCCGGTTCATCTGTATTTACTTCAAATAATTGGTCAAACATTGTCATAGCATTAACTGTACGCTTACCACTAATACCCTGACTACCTGATTGAAATTGCATCCAATAACTACGATGATAATCAATCAAGTCAATAGCTTCTTGTTTAGTTTTCTTTGAGAAAATTTCATCAACTATTTCACCAAAAAACTTACTACCTTCAAATTTATGAATAAGCATTTTAGGAGTAATACCTGTTTCATATTGACGATTAGCCTCTTGAACTGCATTCATATGCATCCAAACATTATGACTTTGAATCAATGTGTAACTTAATGTATCCCAACTAGTTTTAGTTTCTTTACCATGTTGTCCTATGAACCCTTGACCACGATAACACATGTCCTTAAGTAGTAGTTTATCAGTAACTGGACTATCTGTAAAGAGTTTATGGATGCCTTCTGCTAACACAGCATCACGGTATTTACGTGTATCATTAGCATAACTTTTCTTTTCAGCAGTCTTTTCCATACTGTATGACCATTTTTTATTATGCTCAATGTTAGTATTGAAATATGCTAATCCTTTAGCCGCACTATAAAATGGACTAGCACAGTCAAATGTAATCTGAAGTTTTGAGTTATGATATTTACGTATAGCTTTTTGAATATCAGTAAACAATACCGCATACTCTAAGATACTTGTACCCAAACAATGAATCAAATCATGTTTACCTTCTACCAACAATCCATCATGGATAATATCAACCATACGTGTTAACATCAAGTGTACATCAATCTTGTTCTGACCACCGAATGCCCAGCCATTGAAATGATTGTCCGGATATACGTTTGGATCACAGTACTTCTTCATTTCATTGTACCAGTCTTCCGACTGACCATGATTACGACCTTGAAGTACATTTAAGAACTTACATTTCCCATTACGATTCTTAATAAAGTATTCGTTGTTAATGTGAGTGGCAGTAATAGCTTCTTCAATAGTACTGATACCATGCAGACTATTACCATTCTTATCTTTCATGCCAAACGTTGTTAGTGATTGACTTGGGATATCTAAACACATACCATAATCCATATATGTATCCATCCAATTCAACACAGCTTTACGCTTAATCATAGCACGTGGGCAGTTAGGATCTTTCCAGTCTGCTGGCCATTGACCTTTAAGAATCTGAAATCCACCACTGTCACCCAACATAAATGTACCTTCTTCACGTTCTCTAATGATTGATTCACTAGCATCGTCTTTAGTAGTATCTAAGTTAGCGTGACCAGCACTGTACAAGCCCCATTTATAATAATAGAGACCTTCACTACTGTTTAAGAAATTTAATTTCTCAACATCACCGTTGAACTGAGTAGGGATACGAGCCTTATCAAAGTACTCCTCACCTTTACGTTGCTTACCCAAACCACTAATATAAAAACTACTAACTGCGGGTAAGAACAATGCCCACTCTGGGTTTTGTTTTGCTGATAGATTATCTTGTTCCATTAGGGTACCATTGAGGGTTTAATTGCATCATTACCAGTACTTTTAATTAAAGTCATGACCATTTTTATCTGTTCTTCTTTTTCTTTTATCTGGTCCATCAAATCTCTAATAGCGGGGGTTGTTTCTGCTAATTTGTTGCGCTCGGCTTCTTCTAGCATTTTCTGTTCAGCCCACTTTAAAATATTGATAGCATTTGGTGCTAGATTGACAGTAGCACTGCCACCGCCAATAGTCATCCACCCATTACCATCATATACTTTCATATGTTGACTACTATGGTCATAAGACAATGCACCAATCATGGGCTGAGTACTACTCATATTGATATAAGGCTGAGCACCTTTGTTACTAACAACATTAAGATACTCGCCACCATGTATATAGTCTATCATTTTGCTTGTGCTGGGAGTCTATAGCAATATGTAGCTAAACCACTATCAACAATAATTTCTGTTGCACCAGCATCACTGATACGAACAATTTTATCACCGACTAGATCCATGATGCCAATAACCTGTTTAACAGGCCAGTACCAACTCTTAGATAATGTACCACCTACTTGTGGATGAAACACAAAACTACCACTGTGTGTTGATGGGTCACCAAAATAGTATTTCAAGTCATCACCGTCAGTTTTTGCAACAAAATGTTCTTCTTCGCTATTAGCACTTGCTTGTTTTTTCAAACGTTGAATGCCAGCAATAGTAGGCTCAAAGCTAACGTTCCATGGTGGAGTTTTAAAGCCAACAGATTTAATCTTTTCTTCAACAACTGTTCTATACATCAAACGATAGTCATTAATGAAGTCACCTGCCTTTGTTTCAAAGTGAATTGCTCCGGGAACATCTTCACCGTCACGTTGTGTTTTAGACACATTGATTTTAGCATGTTCATCATACTCATCAAAGCCAACGATTGTTTTTAGTTTGCTTAAGTTAGGCATACCAAATACACCGATGAAATCGTGAATTGGGTTTTTAAATGTTCCACTAACAATAACACTTTTATCTTCTGCAATAGCATTGAATTGTGTTTCTGTGTCGGTACCTGTGATTTTAATCAAATCAATACCAAGACCATGTGTATGGTCGATTAAGTCTTTAAGATAGTCTTTCATGTTTTTCCTTTATGTATAGTACTATTTAGGTAGTTATGTTGTGTATTATAATGGCATTTATTGCAAATGTCAATGAGCAATTTAACCGAAACTGAATAAGTCATCAAACGTAGATTTAACATCAATGTTACTCTTAATGTCCCAATTAAGAACACCAAGCAAGTTGTCAATCTTTTCATCAACCAATGTTGATTCCATTGCACTATCGTCAAATGGTAATTCTTTGAACCATGTAGGCAATCGTAATTCATCAACCGGATAAGCAATACTATTAAAGCCTAATGGGTTAGATTTAAGTTTACATACAATAATTTTCATACCATCAACAATTTGTTGACTGTAGTTGTCCCCATTCATTCTGCGTAGATAGTTCCAATTGATTGCGGCACGTGCGTGACCAACACCACACTTACCTGTTTTGTCAAATATTTGTGTATGCTTAGTTAAATTATTAACTGATTTAGGAGAACCTTTAGTCCAGCTGTCCTGTGCTACCATAACACGTTTAAATTCCTTAACACGTTCAATTACATCCTCACGATTTTTACCTCGTTGAAGAACCATCTCAAGCACATCCATTAAGAATTCTTGTACATACTTAGGTGTATCAGCACGTTTCAAGTCAAGACCCATAGCTTTGATATCACCAAGAGCACCGTCTTTATCTTTACGCTTGCCCTCTTTGTCAAAGATGTTAATAGCATAACGTTTCTTAGTGATAAAGATACTACGATCACCGATCAGTTCACGACCAGCTTTAATAATCTCACCATTCTTGCGAGGTGCATGAAATGCACGTTCCATAAATGCAGGGAACGATTCATTAGCTTGGTCAGCGATGCCATCATACAATCCGATACAAGTTTCTTTATCCCAAGTTAGTTCGCCACTCTCAATTTGCTGTTTAAGAATAGGATATGCTGTGAAATAACATGAGTCAGTATCACCATAAACAATTGCAGGACCTTCGTGATTATAATCACCAGTTACTGATTCATTGATTGTACTCATCATGTGTCGCACGATTTGACGCCCACTCAATGTAACACTTTGACCAATGCGCTTATCATAGAAACGACAATGTTCGTTCAACAATGCACCATACGCGGAGTTCAATAAAATCTTACGAACTAGTTGTCGCTTGTCGTAATAATCATACATATCTGTGCCATATGCTTCTTTTGCTTGTTTTTGAATTACTTTACGTTCTGTATACCAGCGTGTGAGTAGACCAGGAACAACACCTTCTTTTTCATATGTGAAGATTGTTCCGTTTGCAGAGAGCATCCAGGGTTTGTGACTATCAAAAATCATCTTCCATACTTCTGCCGCACTCATTTCTTCACTACGACCATCTTCGTAATCTACAGTAAGCATTGTGCCACGCTCTTGGTTCATAATAGCAGTATATTCTAATGAGCCGAACAAGTTCTCCCATAATATAGCACCAGTCACATCTTCATCACCTTCTTTGAAATATTTCTTTCCTTCAGCAAGATTACGACCCTTTTCTTTCATGTAGTGATCGGTTAATGTTTGTCTGACTTGTGCGACAATCGTTTCTCCTCCCATGTTGACGGCACGAATAACCGAGGGATAGAGCGAGTTAATGTCGACGGCGCCGACCCATTCGTGCATACCTCTTTTGGGCGTAGCAACATAGGCACCTGCTGCCTGCTGGATTTCTTCTGCATTTTCAACCTTTCGTTTTTTATCTGGGACAACTAACCCACGTTCGTGGGCCTCATTAAAAATTGCCATCTCAATCATTGCCACTGAACCCATTACTGTTGGAAGCAGTACTGTATTTTCGTGTGCAAGTTGATTAGCTAATTCTAAAAACTTAAGTTTGTTGTGAATCTTCACCAACAACATTGTATCTTGCCTATTGTATTCAATGAACTTTTTAAAGTCTTTGTTATACAACTGGTCAAGAGTACCTTCATATTGTGTTTTGTTTTCACCAACTTCCATCTCACCGATAGCATCTAACTTATATGAATGTCGAGATTCATAGTTATACTTTTTGTAAAGTTGTAAATAGTCAAGGTGAATTCTACCGACTAAATCGTAAGTCATTTCTTTCTTACCAAATCGTTCGTACTCACGAGGTTTAGGAAGCTGACCCATCAAGCAAAACTTGCGTGTATCATCTTTACTCATTACTCTAGTAACACGATTGACCATATATGGAATATCGTATCCTTCTGAGTTCCAGCCAGTTAATACATCAGCATCTTCAATTAATTCAAAGAATGTATCAAACATTTCCTTTTCGTTATTGCAAAGAAAACAATTAGGAAACTCTCTAACTATTTCCCACGCAGTCTCAGTGGTCATGTGCTTAGGAGCAATAACTAATGTAATACATTGGTCAAGCCAATCTAAGTAACAACTGATAGCAGTTACGGGATTGAATGGATCACTTGTAGGACTGAATCCTTTGACTGGATCAAAGTCCACTTCAATGTCAAAGAAGCAAGTATGAAGTTTAGGTGCATCAACTTTAAGATAGTTTTCGCTTAGACAACGAAAGACTACATTGATATCAGATTCAAACAATGTTTTACCTGAGTGGATGCGCTTTTCTTTTTCAAACTCGGTGCGTTTGCGTGTACTGAAACGACTAACTGGATTGCCATAGATACTACGATGTTTACCCTTGTGGTCAGGGTAATACAACACATAGTTAGTAGGATATTCTTTATACTGGCGTACGCCATTCTTATCACGTTCTACCACGTAGATACGGTCTTCATCCCTACTATGAATAGCGTCAACGTAACTCAAAGTGTTTTGCCCACAGTTTCCAAGATAGTGTTGAGTTCATCGTGGTCTTTGTTAGTCTGACCGAGACTTGCTTTGTGAGCAATTTTAATTGCTTTCTTCAAAGTAGAAGCCTTGATTTCAAGTTCTTCTGCGACTGCTTTAATAGTGTCATTCAATCCACCATTCAATGTATCAATCTCATGTAGGACTGTCATGCCCTCATTTACTAGTTGAGTTAGTTTAATTTTTGCCTCACCGTTAAAGGTTCTGTTATAATCTGACATAGTTTCTCCTTAAATAATTAGTTATTGTACTTGGCTTGCGTAGAGAAGTCAAGTATTTTGCTTACCTTCTACAATCTTCTTGACCAAAGTATGAATGCCCGGATTGACTTTCAATATATGTGGCATCATTTCGTTGCGAATGTAATTTCTTGTGTATTTGGTATCTTTGTTTGATTCGTCCTCAATCCAAGGAACTTTATGTTGTTCACACCATCGAACAAATTCACTCTTACGTGTAGTTAAAAATGGGCGCAATACATTTTTGCGAGTGAGTGGGATAACTTTGGCTGTACCATGTAAACTAGACCAAACATATGTCTCAACACAGTCATCCAGATGATGACAAGTGATGACCGGTCCTAATTCGCTTAGGAATTCATATCGTTCTCTGCGCCAATATTCTTCCATTGATTCTTTTGTTCCGCGTTCACTGCGAGGTGATCCGTATAGCATAGGAATATTATTATCACCACAATACCCAGAAACAAATTGGGCGGCACGTTCACCGTTTTGTGTTCTATGATTAAAATGGGCAATAGTTACATCGTGTTTGCGACTTAGAAAGTCAACTACAGCCATACTATCAACACCGCCGCTACATGCAACAGTAATTTGTTTGGGTAATGGAACTGTAATCTTAATCATCTGTGCATTATAGCACAAATAATCAATTATTGAAAGATATGATGGTTCTGTTCACCATAAATTTTGATGTATTTGCCCGCAAGCATATCTGCCATTGCTTCAATTGGGCTACCTGGGTAACTATCACCCGGCTTAATCATATCTAATTCACCTTGGCGCACATGAACCAATTCATGAAATACTGTGCGTAGTATATCAACTAGGTTACGATTATTTACATATACCCAAATACTATCAGCGCCCATTTGATGACCACCTGTATGATGATTATTTTGTGCTTCTTCAGTATCCATACTGAGTTCAATTTCAGGTTTAGATTTTATATGCAATCGTTTACATGCCCAATCGCAGAATTTATCAACTTCTTGTTGCAAATCTGAATCATCACCTTCGTCTAATTTATGTTTAATCCAGTTATCGGGTGTTCTTTTATATTTTTTTACAAACAAATCATGTAATGCATTACCACTCATGCTATGTCTACTGGCAATACTTCTCATTAATGTATCAATGGTATCATAGTCGTGTTTAGTCAATGAGGGTAGTTTTTTTGCTAACTCATCTACGGCAGATTCTGTAATAAAATTACTTGAGTGCATTTGATTGTTGTATTATAACATCATCTTCTTTAACAACGTGTGTTAATATTTGTTCTTCGTCTACCCAACGTGCATATAAAGCCAATTTATCAGCAGATAATGTTGAACCTTCTACTTGGGGGCTAAGATAAACACTCAAATCACTTTCGTTTAGTGTTTGGAGTGCCCAATCATCCCATGATAAAAAACTCTCTCCTTTGGATGATGTGTAGATATGTTCTTTCATAATAAATGTCCTTTGTATACTATTTATCATTAAAGCTCACTTTAGACTTCTGAGTAGCGAATTCATACGTCAAGCCAGCAGCCGGCTACACCGCGGTAACAAGTACCGGTCCTAAGGTGTGTTCAGAACCAAGAATTCTCTGACAAATTCAAGGTATAATTATCAAATCTCTTTAATCTACTTAAAAACTCTGTAGTTTTTTCAGTAATAACACCAGTTAATTGAAACGTGACTCTAGGGTTATGTCCTGCATTTGCAGTACAATGTGGTAAATTATGCCAGTCAAATGTTGTCACATCGCCTGCATGCCATTGCTGATGATTGTAATTACCATAACTCCAGAAATGACCTTGCTCCCAATCAGTCAATGCTACTTGCACACGCATGACTGTCCAAGGTGAATCGGGTGCCCACTTCTCTAATTTATCTAAATGCAGATTCCAAACTTCACCGGGCTTTTGAACATGTATACGTTCCATGCAATCTGATAGACCGAACAAATCACTAATCTTTTTCAAGTTAGGAGTTATTTCCCAATTTAAGTGAGTGATTTGATAATCTTTACCATAACCAAATTGTTCCAAATCATAGTCTTCTGCGGCTAATTCTTCTTCAGGTCTTGTTTTACCCACTGCACCACGTGTACGCCATGTTGCTGGCTTTGAAGATTCTATTGCATGTTTAACATCCTCACTGTAGTCTGCAACTATCTTACCCAACTTAGTTACTTTGTCAACTTGTAAATCATTTTTGAAATTATCAAAATGATAATTACTTTTTTTCTTACTTTGTTCCCAACTGCTTATCATATTACTGTTACCCTTATGTTTGATACACCGTAATTTTGTTCATACTCACTCGGTGGTAGTTCTATATTTAGCATCTTACACAGCATGTGATTAGTTAATGGTGCTCGACCTGGATACTTATATGTTGCTTTGATAATACCCTGATTCTGTTCTTTAATCTTTTCAGCCATTACTTTCAAGTTCTGATAATATTCACTATAGTCAGGGTATGTGATGTTGAAATGCCCGCACTTCACCCACCATCCTAAACATGCGTCATCGGGACGATGCACCAGAACTAATGGACATTCAGGCCATGTTTCTTTGATATAGTCAATGTGATTACTAAACACGTGTGACTTAATAATACGAACACCTTCACCAGTAAATGCTTCATCAAAGTCACGTTCTAATGTTTCTTTGTCATACATAGGTAGTCTGTGAAACAATTTACCAAACTCCATACCAGGATCATAGTATGCACCTAGATGCATCAACTCCAACTTACCACTGGCATCGTGATAATATGTTCTATCATCACTATAGTCTGATTGGTCAACACTAGGGCTATAGTAAATGTTCTTTACCACACTACTCCACTTACTGCCCGGTGCACCTGCTACAAATATGTATTTCATAAGTCCTTAATCAAATCTAAAATGTATTGTCTAGTATGTTTGTTAACTTCACGTTCTGGATGCCAACCAATACCTAACATACGTTGTGATTTATTTACTGCTAATTCAACAATACCATTTTTATCTTGTTGTAACACTTCAAAGCCAGGAGCTAATGTATCAAGTTGAATTGTGTGATGGCAAGTTACTTCAAACTGAGGCAATTGAACTTTAACATTGTCGTATGGGTGATCCATTAACTTATGTGTGCCACCCATAACATGATTGATAAAATGAGCTCCTCTGCATATGCCAGCAACAGGGGTGTTAGTTAACAAACATTGTTGAATCAAACTATGCTCATAGTGGTCACGTATTGGATAATGATTGTCACGCCATGTTTTAATGCCGTGCATGTCATTACCACCTGCCAATATGATTAAGTCAAACTCATCTGTCTGCGGAACTTTTCCATGACAGGATAAAGGAACAGTATCATGCTCTGATAAAAAGTCATACCATTCGTAATTGATAGCCGCATGCCACGTATCACGCAACTTGCGGGTCATCTCCATTGATAAACCTATTTTCATTTATTAGGATCTATTCTTCTAGCAATCGGTTGCCAAACTTGCTGTAGTCTCGACATACTAGCACGAACACCTGCTGGGCTATGTTCTTCGGGTGTAATGTACATCATGTTTTCTTTGAATTTAGCGCCTGCTTCCGCGCTACGTATTGCAGGAACAAAGTGTTCAGCATACCATTTTTGTATATCCTGCGGGGTATTGGGAGGTAGAACTATATTCCAGCAACCATGTATGCTTAATCCAGGTGCTGCCTTATTCATCAATGGTGCTGTTTCTAATCCAGGCAATGGTCTAGTATCAGCAATACCAATTAACTTTAGTTTTCCTGTTTGTACGTGAGGGTATCCAACAGCAACCGGGGTCACTCCAAATTCAACGTGACCTCCCATTACATCTAATAACGCTTGTGCTGGACCTTTATACATAGCTGTTTCTATTCGATCACCGCCCGGTACATTTAGTTTGGCAGCAAGATATTCAACTGCTAACTTATGACCGCCGCCACCTATTGCTATTGTAATAGGGCGCTCTTTTTTGCGAATAGCGGCTACTAGTTCTTCGGGAGTATTAATCTTACTGCTAGGATGCGCCCAGAATGCTAATGGACTACGTGCAATATTAGCAATGGGTTCTAAATCCATTGGGTTATACTTGATTACCTTTGGATACCACACTTCAGGGGTGACCCAATTTGACTGACATGCTGGAACACTGATAGTGTGCCCATCAGTAGGAACTGTTACAAAGTGATTGATAGCTATATTGCCATCAGCTCCCGGCCTATATTCAGGTACAAATTTTGCACCAGTTTGTTTTTCTACAATCTCTGCTACAATACGAAATGATATTTCATTTCCTGCTCCCGGGCCATTTGGGAATATAACTGTTACAGGTTTTGTTGGTTGCCAAGCAAAAGCAACTAACGGTATAAATGCTAATAATACTAAAAGTTTTCTCATCTGTCCTCCGATAATAAATATGATGAACATATATTTATTCCATTTGGCATAAAAATTTACAAAATATAGAAAAAATTACTATGAACACAAAAATTTTTAAGTTAGTCAAGGAAAATTTAGAACTTGCGTTTAATTTACCTAAGTATTCCAAAATTTCTATTGATGAAAACACTATTGTCCAAGACTTACCCTGGACTCCTGCACGATATAGCAAGTTTAAAAACGCGGTGGAAGCTGAATTAAGTCTACCCTGCGACTATGTGGGTACATTAAAAGAAATTGTACATGACTTAAGTGAACGTTATATCTTACGTTTTTTTAGTGAGATTTGGAAACCACGCACAGGTGACTATGAACACACTGGTTGGGAACTAGCTGATGAAGTTAACAAACTAAACCCAGAAAAAGTACTTGATGTTGGTTGCGGATATCACCCATTCAAGGGTCGCATTCAGAATCTGATTGGCATTGATCCATACAATAATCAAGCTGATTATGAAGTTGATATATTAGAGTACAAAGTAAAACCAGAATCACACGATGTAATTCTGGCTCTTGGTTCAATTAACTTCAATAGCAAAGATGAGATTGAAACACGATTTGAACACTGTGTTAGTTTGCTAAAGGTAGGTGGAAAATTTTATCTACGAGCCAATCCAGGAATTCCTCACAAAAATGGACCTTATGTAGAAATCTTCCCTTGGAGCTTTGAAGTTGTAAATGAGTTTGCTGAGAAATACAATCTAAAGTTAGATACCTTTAAGAAAGACAATAACGATAGATTATACTTTGTTTATACTAAGAATTAATTACACCAAGATTGCTTGGCTTCACCAAAATACTCACGGGCAAAGCCATTAGCAATCAATTGTTGTCGTAGGCTTTTGCCGTCTAATATAATGTCACCCAAGACACGGCCGCCAAACTTATCCCAATCATATAATATCACTTGACGCTTCTGACTAGCACCTACGAGTTTCTTAGTAAACTCGCTAGCGGCTAAACCACGTTGATTTTCTGATTCACATTTAGCTCTGAATCCTTTTTCAGGGGTGTCAACACCAAATATTCTAACTGCTAACTGTGGCTTTAATGGAGCTGGTAAAAAAGGTGCGGCAATAACAATAGTGTCACCGTCACTTACTTTAATGATGTTTGCATCGTATGTAACACCTTGAGGTGTTTTCTGTGCATATGTTACAGTGGCTAATGCCAATAGTATTGTTGTTATAATTTTTTTCATGTTACTCTCTATTGTTCTTATAATAATATTTAGCTAAAATATCTAGCAAAGTCCTCATACTCAGGAAACACATCAAAAAAGTTTTCATCTCTATTATTATCTAACCATTTGTCAAATTCCCAAAATTTGTCAAAAGATGAATTTCTACTTAAATTTAACCTATTAATTATACCTTGATATGATTGAATAGCAAAACTAGAATCATTTTTACTTTTAAACTTAATATCATTGCCTGATGTGAGGGAGTTTAACCAATCAATATGAGTTTGATATATTTCTTTTAATTTAATCTTATGATGGTCAGGTAAATTCCTAATATCATAATGTTCAGGTTTAGATACAAAATTCCATGCAGTTAAATCAAAAGGTCCAATTAATTTATCATTAATCCATTCTTTATGAAAATCTACTACATTATACGCATTCAATATACTCATTGACGCATTTATTTCAAATTGAACATGAGGAACTTCGGCAATCATTAATTTTCTATTTTCTACAATCTGGTCCCATACGAGATTTTTACGAATGTATTCTCCTCTTTTATAATTTGCATCTAAACTTGCACCCACGTGTATGTTTGAAAACTTTTTCCAATAAGGAATAACTTTTTTAATGTTTGTAAAATTAGTATTATACGTTATTTCAATGTTGGTTCTATTATTATCTATTAGATATTCTAACACTTCATAATGTTTATCGTTTACTAATGGCTCGCCACCCGCAAAAAATATTTTTTTAACTGTTCTAAGGTCAGCTAATATCGTGTCAATATCGGTTACACTATTCAATATTTTTGTATCTACTGATCTTCTTTTTATATATTTAAATATTGGTAATTCTTTTTCTAGTAACTCAGTTTCGTGTCTCCAACTAGAACTAAAAATAGTACTGCAATATCTACATCTTAAATTACAGATATTATCAAATCTAATGTCTAAGTAGTCTATGGTGGGTTCTGTGATGGAATAGTCAACATTTATATTATCTTTGATTTTACTTTTCCAGTGAATAGCAGACTCTACTAGACCTTGTCTATATGATCTGGTGTTTAATGATTCATTTTCCCAACATCTAGCGCAACTGGAATCTTTAATCCCTGATAATGAATTTTGTCTGGCTTGTTTTAACGAAGTGGTGTTATAGGATTCTGTATTTGTATAATGTTCACCTTTTAAATCTTGAACACAACATGCTCTCAGTCCACCGTCAGTTTCTATGTATTTGCTGTTAAATAAACCGGGACAATAAGTCCCGTTATTTTCTATCTTTTCCCATTCTTTCTGGGTAAATTCTAATTTACTCACGTTCTGTTTTCAATGTAGAACGAATGAACCATGCTTTCTTACCGTATAGGTCTTGTAGTTCAGCCATGTAATTAGCAATGCCTTGCTGACGTTCGTTTGTTGCTTCGTCAAACATAGCAACGACTAATTCACTCATTTTTTCACAATCTTGTAGTGATTCAGCAAACATTAGTTGAGCACGTGGGATTTTGATTTGGTCTTGAATGATACTTAGTTCAGCATAACGTTGTAAACTGCCGGGTGTGTAAGCACCTAATATTCTGATATATTCAGCGATAGGATCGATAGTAGCACTTACATCACCGTATAACGTATCAAAAAATGCATGATACTGTGGAAAATTACTCCCCTCAACATTCCAATGAAAGTTTTGTGTTTTAATAGCAAAACTTTGTGTACTAGCTAAAAGTACTTTTAGATTATCTGATAACATTATTGTCCTTTAGTCTTTCTTTTTAGTATTAACATTGATGGCTTTACCACTACGTTCTGGATTGGGATCTTCTCTGCGTTTTCTAGCAGCCGCGCTTGCACGACCTTTTTTGCCTAAACTATGTGCCTTTGCTTGAGGTAAACATTTAGGTTTACCTTCTCCTGGTTCTCTAGCACACGGACCTTTAATCTTTCCTTTAGTATCCATGCGAACCCACTTTTCTTTATTAAACCAATCATGCAAACTTTCGTCTGCTCGGTTAATACCTTCTAGTATAGAACCTTCATTCTTCTTTCCACCGTTGCCCCAGCTATCAGCACCACTCTTACGGCACTTAACTAACGCACCACTAGCATAAGCACTTGGCCATACTTTATAACGGCTCTTTACTTTATAGTAGCAAGCATCTTTCTTTTCATTCATTAGTTCTTCACTAACCATCTCGCCACCGCAATGTGGGCATTTATGTTCTGATTCATTTGTTTTATTTTTAGCACAACTACCTGGAAAGCCTGCTTTAGTGCCGGCAACTCTATGGTAACCTGACCAGCAATTTAGTTCATCAAGTTGTTCTTCCATCATACCTTCTTTATCTTTTTCAGCCTTCGCTTTTTCAGCATCGATTATTTTTTGCTTTTCATAATCAAGCCAAGATTTATCTTTCTTTTCTAAATATGCTTCTGCTTGATCTTTACTTAATTTAACAGGCCACTCTTTAGCCCTCCAACGGAAACCAGGTTTACCGTCATATGCGGCTTTGGCATGAGTTAGTAAAAATTCTTGTACATCGGCTTCGTCACCTACTTGTCTTTCTACCCACTTTTTAATTCCTGCTTGTATACTATTCTCGTCTGCGGCAAATAAGTTTTTAATAATTTGCATTATACTGGCACCGCCAACTGCTCCTGCAGCCGCGCCTGTAGCTGATCCCATTGAACCGCCTAATGCAGAAATTGCCGCGGCCACTCCACCGGATGCAGCCACTAGTGGGGCCAACAGTCCACTGGCTGCCCACAAAGTTCCGGCGCCCACTGCGTAAGGAAATAATCTAGTAAGGAACCCGGCGATGTGGCGTAATGCCCATGCCATCTTTGTGCTAGGATCAATAATTTCATCAATTTGTTCAACTTTTTTCCATCCAAGTTTTCTACCATCAGGTAAGGTTGCTTGCATAGGCCCGTCAATCATTTTAGCCTGTGTAATTTTAGCACCCGGAAACTTGCTCCTAACTAATTGTGCCCATTGTTCTTGTGTGCGACCTCTGGCATCAACTGCTCTAGTTGGTTTAGATAAGGCCGCCGGGTTTTGGCCAGGCAAGCCTGCCTTATACTGGTTCATTATGTTATCAATATATCTTGGCCCATCACCTTCCGCCACACCTTGCTCTTTAACAGGCCAAGGCTTTAATGGGCGACCTTTGGCATTGAACCAACCTGTTTGTGTAGCATTGTCCCACTTGGCCCAAACTGCGCTATCACCGACAACTGTTTCACCGTTGTTGTCAGTGCGAAATTCACTCATATCATCAAACACCCGTGCGTTGATGCTATCAGTGGCTCTGTCCCATTCTGCTTTGTCTTTGGTCTTGACATTATCTGTAGTCATATCAGCATTGCGAATCACAGGACCCGGCATATGGTCAACATCATGAGGGAAGCCTTCCGCCACACCTTGATCGGTGTATTTTCTTTCTTGGTATGAAATTTCTTGTTTAATTCTTTTAATCAAATCATCATAGCTGCCAAGGTCTCCTACTGGTACTTCTTCATAGTGTTCTTTACCCTTAGAGTCATGCCAGGAAAAACTGATATAATTTTTGTTTAGACCAACTCGTTCAATGTCTACTGTATGTCTGCCCAGGCGTATTTGTTGATTATCTTTGGGCAGTGGACCAAATGCTTCCGCCACACCTTGCTGACCATGTTTTTTAGTATCATTAGCAAACTGTTTGTTAGTTGCACGAACAATACCACTGAAACGTTTATCACCACGCTTATAGTCACCTGCTTTGTCAGCGGCAGTAGCGTCAGCACTTGCGGCTTTTTTGTATTGTCCTAATTTTTCATTAGATAATTCATTGATTCGACTTTCAGCTACACTCAACTCTTGTTTCAATGTTGATATAAGTTTTGTTTTAGTTTCTGGATCTAATTTTGCAATGAGTTCTTGTGCTTGTGCTAAAGAGCCAGTTGCGGCCGTAGCAGGCTGTGATGCATCTGCCGCCGGCGCATTTGCTGTAGCTGACGGTGCAGAAGCAGTGGGTGTACTTGTTGGAGCGGCTGGTGCAACACTTGATGGATCAACATCTATATTACGTTTTGTACTCGCACCTGCACCTTTTTCACCTGCAAAAGGTATTTGCATTGTAGTGTATACTTGTTTGATTGAATCAGATGGTACACCAGCTTTTTGAATAATGCTTGCAACATCAAAACTATCTGTTGGACTACCAGCTTTCTTCCACGCTTGTAATAATTTTTCAGCATTAACTTTAGTTGTTATATT